CGCTGAAGAACTGGCTGAACCAACTCAGACTGCAATCGTCCGAACGCAGCACCCATTCTTTTGGCTAAGTCACCCATACGCTCCGCAACTTCGGTTGCAGAAGCTGGTGTTTTATTGGGATCGCCAAGCATATTCATATAGAGAGCTTCACGAATATTGTTGCGCATGTCACCAAGGACAAGTTGAGCAACATCAAAACGACCCGCTGCATTTATAGGTTGTAAACCTGTGCTTCCCATAGCCTTTGGAATGATAGTCCCTGGCACTAAGCTAATAGTATCAGGGTTAATCACCCCATCATCTTCCATCTGATAGATTCCAGAGATAGACATTTGAGCATTCTCAAGAATCATCTCAATGGTAAGGTTGGTTGTTTTGATTGCAGACAATGCGTTAAGCAGTGGGCCACGACCATATACTTCACCAGAACACTTAGACCATCTAAAGCAAATGAAAGGATTAGAGCCTAAACCTTTTAGTTCTTTTTCGTGAAGGATTGTTTTTGTAGTCATGCAGATTGCATAATGATAATGGGCTTCTTCATTACGCTTTGAGTAATCCCGACAAACTATTTCAAGAACATTTGTCTCACGATCCTTGCCCATAAGGTTCATAACTCTAGGGTCAAAGTTCTCTTTCTTGTACAAAATAGGAAGATCATCAAACTTAATCTTCTTACGCTCACGGAAAACGTGATCAATCTTACCGTCAGGGCCAGCATCCAACACAACATGTGGCAATGGAATCGCAGTAAAAATGACAGGATTAACCGCATCACCTTCTTCCACGCACAGGATTCCAGTGCCAACTGCTAAATCCATGAATGATTCATGTACTTCTTGCGCAAAGTTAGAGTTATTAAGAACCTCAAAGACGTATTCAGTTACATCATCCAGCTCATTGTCTACATCTTCACGCTGATCTTTTGGCACTTCGCTGCCTGACGCTAGGTCAGCCCATCGTGCAAAGTTAGGAACTAGCCCAGATTGCAAGCGAGATGCAAACTCTTGCACCCCAACAACGGCAGTCTCGTCAAAAATCTTTTCATCTCGACGTTGCCCTGCCTCTTCATAGTAAAAAGACTCGCGCTGTGGCAGAGCATATTCATAACATTCCTCAAAAAGAGGAACCCAGTTCTCACGAAAAGCTTTCGCCTTTTCGTAACGCTTCATTTTTTGCTCTGCTATACCCTGCATCTTTAATCAAACCGTCCCATAAATCCTGAGCCACCAGCTTTAAACAAAGAGCGACGACCTGCACCACCGCGCATACCTTTACCCTGTTCTTTCTTGGTAATAGCTTCAGAGATATCTTCACGTTTTTGTTTTGCTCTGCGCTCTATTTCATCGCGCTTTGCTGTCTCGGCTTCAACTCGCTCACTAGCCGCAGCTTTGTTTGCTGCTTCCTGAGGTTCATTTGTGCCGCCGCCGCCACCGCCACCAAAACACATAGCTCTCTCCTACAATCTTGACCAAAGGCTAGGCTTTCTACGCTTCACCTTGGTACTCTTAAAAACATCAAAGTCACGCTTTGCTACCACTGGCATAGCAGGTTTTTGCGTATTCATCAACGCTCGGCCTTCACCAGCCCCCAACATCATATATTGCAGGGCATCGTGGATGTGCGAAAACATATTCTTATCAGGCTTATCACTGTATCTTTCACCAGATACTTCCATGCGTTTATACTGATAACCGCCCTCAAAACCTTTGATGAGCTGCGCACAACGACGATCAATTAAAAAGGCTGGCTTCCCTTCTACCATCTTGGTCAACTGGGAAGAGACAGCCTCAAGACGAAGGTCAACAGAGTTGGATGGCGCGGGGAACGCCCTCAAGCCAGCCCCACGCAGAATGTGAAAGGGAGTAGATTCATCAGTCTGCGCTCTAAAGTCACCAGCGGGATCACCATAGATAATAACCTCACTAGCCGCAGAAAACCGTGTCGCTAGTTCTTGGCGTAGAACTTCTGCGAATCTTACAATACCCATATCAATTGCAACAATTTCTTGCTGAATCAACCACCTGCCACGCACCTTCTGCCCGATGGTGGCGGCAGGGGTCAACCCAAAGTCCAAGCCAACATATACAGGGAGGTTCGCGGCTATTGGGACTTCTTCTTTTGATACATGTGCTTCGGCAGCAAACATAGGATAAATCGGCTTTCCGTCTTGGATTGCCCCCAACCTATTCATAACATAGACATCAATCCAGCTTTTTGTTTTACCGCGAATAAGATTTGGATAATAAGACTCCATCATGTGGCGGCGATTCTCAGCCTTGTCATTTGGCTTATAGTCTTGAATGTCACCATCCTCGCCCTTCACTTCCACCATTCCAGATGGTTGAGTAAAGAACTCCCAGTTGTCGGGCTTTACCAACATCTTGGCTTGCTCACGAGGAATATGGTCAGGGATTGGAACCTCGCCAGACATGATAGGCCACCAGTGATCTTCTTCTGGCGCGTTGGTATCTGCAATGACACCAGTCCAGCTAGGCCCACCATCTTTCATGCTAGGGAAACGACCAACACGCATAGTACACGCATCAATAATAGACTTAGGTATCTCCCTAGCCTCATTGATCCAGATGCCAGTCAGTTCGAGAGAGAGGAGTTTTTTGACATCTTCAGGACGATCAAGAGCTAGGAAGATAACTTCAAGGTCTATGTCACCTTTTTTGATGTGGTGTGTATATGGGACTGACCAAGTGAATTTTCCCCAGCTTGTTTCTGGGAACCAGTCAAGCCATGTCTTAATAGTTGTAGTTCGTAGCTGTGGGTTTGTGTTCCGTATAATAGCCCATCGAGACTTTCGGATTCCGTCTGGGCCTTTCTTTTGCTCAAGCGACCTGCGAAAAACTTCAATACAGCATCCAACACTTTTACCACTCCCTACTGGGCCACGAATCCCACGAAAGAACGTACTGTCTTTCATAAATGCTTTTAGCACATCACCGTCTGGTTTGTACTTTAACTCAGTCACCGCAACCCCGCGTCTGTACCTTGTTTAATAATACGCTCTGCAATCTCTGGCCCAATTGCATCTATCATCTGATCCAGCATGTAATTAGTCACAAACATTTTGCCATGCTTTTGGTCAAAGAATTTAAAATGTTCCTTCTTCACTATATTGCGTAGAAGGTTTAGCTCTTCTTGCTTCAGTGAATTGGTAAAGCTCATTTTGTAACTTTCTTCTTTGGAGCCGCCTTTTTCTTTACAGGCTTCTTAACTGGCTCTTCACCTTCGATAAGCTTAGAAGATTGAGCGGTTCGTGTTGCACCAGTCCATGTCCAACCAGCAAATTCGTGCGTTGGGCCAGTCCAGAGTTCATTCGTATTCTTAAGATACCAAGCCATTATGTTCTATACTTCCTTACTTTCCTAGCAATCGCTTTCGGTTGAGCCACAAACTGCTTGCCCTTCGCCTTGCCCTCTCGTTTAGCTCGGGTTGTAGCTGCATATTCAGAATCACTAAGAGCAGCAATAGCCGCAGAAGGTAAGTAGCGTTCACCAGTCTCGCTAGACTTCTTGCCACTCTTGGTGCGCCACTTCTGCTTGCCCCAGTTAAGTAGAGATTTTTGCGGAGCTTTCATCTGCTTCCCTCTGCTTCCTTAGTATAGCGTTCAGTGTGCCGCGATCTTCGTAGGTCATTACATCTTTTTCTTTAGAAGTGACATACGACCACGCGCTGTTTCGTCAGGTGACTTAATGCTACCACCGCCGCCGCCGCGACCACGCATGGAAAGTGACTTAGCTTTTGAGCGAGCCTTGTTTTGTTTTTCTTCCTTAGCAGCCTTGCGCTCTTCAATAATCTTTCTGCGCATTTTCTTTTTTTCTTCACGCTGAACGATTTTTTCTTTTGCTTCTTTTTTTGCGCTAGGGCCACGAAGTAAACGACGAAGGCCATCTGCTTGCATACTTATAGACTGAGAGCGAGTAACAATCTTATCAACGACCTTGCTCTTTAATCGGTCTTCATTTTTTAATGCAAGCTTTCTCAAAGCATCTGCTTTCTTATCCATAGACCTAACGGTATCAAACAATGAAGCCATTATCGGTATCCTCCACCTTTTGCTTTGTATTCCTTCGCAAGTAACTGCGCCTTACGCGCCGACCACTGACCAGCAGCCGTTCCGTGAGTCGCCTTGGCCTTGATCTTCTTAAACAAGCTCTTGCGCATCTTTGCCTTTGTATAATTACCCGCAGCGTTTACCGTACTCATGGCTCTTGAGTCTCCTTGTCAGGCATGTCAGCTAACATCTGACCTAGCTTTTCGTAACGCTTCATCATCTTCTTACGTTCCGCGTCTTTAAGCTTAGAAGAAACAGTAGATTTAGGTGTCTTTTGTTTGCTAAGAAGATTAACCAAAGACTTCTTTACACCAGTTGCCGCAGGGTCAACGTCAATCTTTAGCTTCTCCGCTAAGTCATCAAACTCTTTCTGAAGTGCTTCACGATCAGCCATTTGATTCCTCCATATTCAACAAAGAACG